TGTTGGTAATCTTGATGTTAAACAATTAGAAATAGACATTAAGAAGGCAGCTGATGAGCTATCTGGGTTAGGTGTTAGGCCAGAAGATATAGAAACCTGGGAAGATAGCGTTAGAGAAAAAGCTATAAAAGAAAACACGCTGTTTACGTTTTATCAAAAAGATCTTGAGGAGCAGGATCAAATAATAAAAGATATAAAGTCTGGCAAAACAACAATAGATGGCATGGATTATGAGGCTAGTGTTAGATTTGTAAACAGTTTGCTTATGCCTGAGTACAACAGAAACAAACGTGCGTTTGAGGCCCAGGCAGATTTTATTATCAACAAAGCCGAAGATATGGAGGACTTGCTCGAGAACGGTGGGCGTATCAGCCAGGAAGATCTTAATGAGCTTATACAGAGCGCATCAGAAATAGAACAGTTTAATCCAGAAGCTTCTGCTAAAATCAAAACACTGCAAGAAACTGATAACTTTTTTGCAAGCTTGCGTGGCCAATCATTAGCGGAGCTAGAGGCTACGGTCATAAAACTAGAAGATGGTTTTGGTGAAGATGGAGAGCGAGATAGTGAAATTGAACAGCTGCGCTATGAACAGGCTTCTAAGTTTTTAGAAAACGCCAGGACACAAATAGCAGACGATCCTATGGGCTACGCCTCTAAGCTTGGTTTGATAAATAGAAATCAAATAGTAGAGACAGACGAAAACGGTAGGCCGCAAATAAACGAGGATGCTCTTAATCAAAGGATTAAACAGGGCACAGTTGTTCAATCACAATTTGGATTAGCAACCCGACCATTACTCTATGCAAATGAAATTAGAGAAATAGGCCTGGCATTAGAGACTGCGCCAGGTGCGGCCAAGTTAGATATGCTAGGTGTGCTTTCCCAGGCTGGCGAGGCATCTGGTAAGGTGCTATCGCAGCTATCTGACTATAATCCTAATCTTGCCCTGGTAGGTGCGCTTGTAAATGAAAAAAGTATTCAAGCAGCTTCGTTAGCAATAAATGGCATGGAAAGGTTAAAAGATGGCCAAAAGCCGATAGAGTTTACGCCAGACAATACGGATATTGTGTTTCAAAGCGTTGTGGGAGTTGCCGTTACTGGCTCTAAATTTTCTCAATCTATTCGGGAAGTGGGTAAGGCAATATATACTGAACTATCTATGACTCGTGGTTTAGATGCTTTTAATGCAGATTTATATGAACAGGCATTGCAAATGGCGGCTGGTCAACGTGAGGTTAATGGGGTGGTTTTTGGTGGTATCCAAGATGTAAGAGGTATGCCGACTTTTATTATGCCGAACCAAACAGCTGATAAATATGAAATGATATTAAATCGTTTGAGCGTACAAGCTATAGAAAAAGCAACTGGTAAAAAGATAGATTCAAATTATCCTAGTCAAATTATAAATGATGAAAATTATAGATTAAGACACAATGACGAGGGCGGTGATCTTTATTATATTGAGTATCTCTCAAGAGAAGATGAAGTGGGAACTGGTGTAATAGTAGCAGATATGCCGGAACCAGGTGAAATAGTAGGGGAAAATATTTATTTTAATATTGAAGATTTACTCCAGGCAATAGAAACAACAGGGCAACCACCAGAAGTTATGAGCGAAATGCCTAATAACATGATTGCGCCAGCGCTTACTGAAGAACAGGTTTTTAGCGAAATAGATTTGTCAGACGCGCAAGATCCAGCAATAGAAACTAGATCAGGAAAAGCGCAGAGGTTTGCTTTTGAGTCTGCTTCAAGCCTTAACAAAAAACAAACAGAAAAACTTGTTAAGGAACTTGAGGCTGGAATACAATCTGGAAAGTTAGATGAGGCAGCTACAGTTGAATTATTTAATACATTGCCAGAACTTACTGATGATAATTTTGATGCAGATCTCTATGGTCAATATGCTGATTTTGTAATTGATGGTGGTAAGTTAGTTTATACAGAGTGGCTAAAAACTAAACAATGATACAGTTTGATAAACCAACTGGATTAGATACTAAGGGGCTTCGAGCGCTATCTAAGCCTGTTACTGGTTTTGCACAAAATTTTTATGCTGCTGAAAAAAAGTTTAGATATAACGATCAATCTCAAAGCGAGGGCAGAATACTCCAGGAGTTGTGGGGGCCTATTGTTGATGAACTTAGAGAGATCTATCCAGAAGAAAATTTTGCTGATCCAGGCATACACAAAAACATTGGTATGTTTAGTGTTAGTTCAGAAATGGGCCACGATGAGCGTATGTATGAATGGAAAGCAAATAAAATAATAAATTTTTTAAATGAAAATCAAGCCAACTTACCAGACCATTTGAAAGAAATAACACTAGAAAGTTTAAACCAACAAGCTAGTGATAAGGCTAAAGCAGCAAAAAAGTATTATGAAGAAATATCAATGAGATCTCGCACCACCAGCGGAACAATAGGCAGTTTTGTAGGTGGTGTTGCTGGCGTAGCAAGTGACCCAATGGTTCTTTCTACAATGGTTATAGGTGCTCCTCGAGCGGCTAGTATTATGAAATTAGCTTTTACTGAAGCTGCTATAGGTGCTGGTGTTTCAATTATGACTGAAGCCGCTGTTATGGAATGGTATGAAAAACAAGGATATGATTATTCTTACCAGGACTTTTTAAAAAATGTAGGATTCTCAACAGTAGCAAGTGCTGCTTTACCTGTTGGCGTAAGGGTTAGCCTCAGTACAGCTAAAAGTGGTTTTGATGTTATTGCATCAACTGGCCGAGCTAACTCAGATAGTAAATTGTTAAAAGATCTGGCTGATGCAGCTGAGAACATGGAAAACGATAATCCATTTCAAAACAGTCAATTTGCGCCAGCACAGGCAGAACATATTAAAAGAGTATCTGAGGCTGATGTGGCTATTAATAATAACAGGGCTCCTAATATTGTTGATGAGCCTACAATGCCAGTTGATCCAGGAACAATAGCCGCATCTACTGATAACCTAAATGGCGTAATGTTTTCTGTGCCAGCCAAAGATGTTCTTATCGATGCCAAACGCTTTCAGTTTAAGGAGGGCGGTGATGAGTATGGCGTTACCGAAAGATTGCAAGACATAACCGAGTGGGACCAGGTAAAGGCTGGTACTGTTGTTTTTTGGGAAGATCTAGGTGGTAAAATATTTATAGCAGATGGCCACCAGAGAGCCGGACTAGCTCGTAGAATAATGGATCAAGATCCAAAACAGAATATAGATCTGATTGGTTACAAGTTGCGTGAGGTCGATGATATAAGCGCTGAGAAGGCGCGAGTTATTGCAGCTGTGGCAAATATTGCCCAGGGCACTGGTACGGCCATCGATGCAGCCAAGATATTGCGTGTTGAACCTGGTAGATTAGCAGAGCTACCGCCTCGATCAAACTTAGTACGCCAGGCAAAAGACCTGGTTGAGCTTAGTGACGAGGCTTTCGGTGCAATCATAAACGGAGTAATACCATCTAATTATGGCGCTATAGTAGGTCGATTAATTAAAGATCCAGGGCAACAGCAAGCAGCTATCCAGGTATTAGCAAAGTCTGACCCATCTAATGCTTTCCAGGCAGAGGCCATAGTGCGCCAGGTAAAAGAGACTGACGTTATAGAAGAGGTGCAAACTGGCCTGTTTGGAGATGAGCTTGTTTCCGAAAGTTTATACCTGGAACGTGCAAAAGTTTTAGACAGAACCTACAAGATGCTAAGAGCTGATAAGGCATCATTTGAAAACCTAAGTCGAAATGCTGAACGCATAGAGGCAGCCGGGAATAAATTAGTAACATCACAAAACAAAAGGAGGGCCGACCAAAATGCCCAAGCGATCACGCTCCTCCAAGCGCTTGCGACCAGGAAAGGTACGCTCAGTGACGAACTCACAGAAGCAGCAAGAACAGCTAGAGACACAAACAACTATGCAGCCGCAGCAAGAAGCTTCTCCGACTCTGTCAGAAGAGGAATTGAGCGAGGCGATTTTGATAGGGCAGAAGCTGGCGATGTTGGACGCCCTTTCGATGATACGCCGCAAAGCAGCAAAGACGCGATTGAAAACGAGCCAAGCTTAGAGGGCTTCGATGAGCCATCTGGTAAAGCAGCTGAAGATCAAACAAACCAGCTAGTAACCGATACATTTAGAGAAGTAGAGGAAGCTGTAGAGCCTAATTCGTTAGCAAATCTTAAATTTTTACTTGGCACCAATCCGACAAGAGAACAAATAAACAATCATCCGGCAGTTATTAATGCGCTTCGAGAAATGGAGTCGCGGCCAGAAACAGTAACAGCAAGTAATTATGGAACACCGGAATGGCATCAAAGCAGAGTTTATAACATTGAGGGCGATGAAGTAGTCGGAACTGAGTCAGCGCTGTTGAAGTTTGAGCAACAAGCTGAAACTCTAGCCTATAAAGAGCTTGGTTTATCGCCAGGAGCAATAGCCAGGAATAAAGAGGTTACTATAGTCCTGGGCCCACCAGCTTCCGGGAAAAGCACTATTGCAAATGAAATAGCTGTAGCTAACAGATCTGCAATACTAGACAGTGATGAAATTAAAAAAACATTACCAGAGTTTGAAGGCGGTAAGGGAACTGGTGCCGTACACGAGGAAAGTTCGACACTATCAAAAGGTTTGCAAGATATAATGATAAGTCGTGGCACAAATATCACGTTGCCAAAAGTTGGTCATAGCACATCTAGTATTCGTAAAGCGGTATCACTATATAAAGAAAAGGGGTATAAGGTCCGATTATTATCAATGGACGTTACTCCAGAAAATGCCGTCAACAGGATGCTTGGCCGTTTTGTTGAAACTGGTAGGTTTATACCATTATCATATTTAGATTCTGTTGGCACCAGGCCAGCCGAAACATTTAGGGTATTAAGAAAGGAGAACGCAGCCGATGGCTACGCGAAAATCGACAACAATGGCGGATTCAAAGACCCCAAAACCGTCTCAGAAATCTCAGGAGACAATCCCCTCAAAGGATCCAGGTTTGATATTCCTTCGGGTGGAAGAACAGGACCCGGAGCCCTCAGACGCTCTCAAAGCGATAGTGAGGGATTTGAGCTCGAAATAGGTGAGTCAGAGCTTGACCTGGAAATACCTGTTGATATGCGAGTAATCGATGATGAGATTGTAGCAGAAACCAGGACATTGCGAGATATTAAGGCAGAGCTCGATGCAGAGGACGCTCTTATAAATAGATTAGGAGTGTGCTCGATATGACAACTTTTAAAAAATGTATTAGCGATGGTGTGGCAGCCGGAGAGATTACCCAGGTAAAAGCTGATGAGGTTCTTAACCTATATGATGAGCTGTATGAACAATACAATAAACAGTTAGGACCAGGACCAGCGCAATCGAAAGCAAGTATTGACGCTACAGCTGCAATGAAAAAGCAAGTTATGGAGCGTAAGCGTAGAATGATGCTCCAGGCACAAACCTGGAAACAAATTACGTTAGACCTGGAAAACTACAGAACCCCAATAACTAAAGAACAAAACAAGGGTAAGGCGGCCCTGGCATTGTTTGAGGAAGATAGAAGCTCGACATTTAGAAGTATTACGCAAATAGAAAAAGCAATTACAAGAAGCGCTACCAGGAAGATGGATAAAGTTCTGGCATCATTTCGCAGAAACTTAGCTGGCAAAGTCAGAAACAAGGCGCAGCTCGACAATATGATACGAGAGGTTTTTGTTCCTGGCAGTACAAAAGATGCTTCAGCTCGAGAGCTTGCCCAGGGCTGGCAAGAGGCGGCTGAGTATTTAAGAAAGCGATTTAATGCAGCTGGTGGAGCTATACCTAAAAGATCTGATTGGGGTATGCCTCAACAGCACCACTCTCTGAAGGTACGCCAGGCTGGATTTGAAGCCTGGAGAGATACAATAACTCCAATGCTAAACCTGGAAAAAATGATAGATCAGCAAACAGGCCTTACATTTTCTCCGCAAAAATTAGAAGTAGCATTGCGAGATGTTTATGAAACAATAAGCACAGATGGCATGAGTAAGATTAAACCTAGTGGCCGACCGGGAGGGCAAAAGGCACTAGCTAATCAACACGCACAGCATAGATTCCTGGTATTTAAGGATGCTGACTCCTGGATGAAATACAATACTGAGTTTGGAAACAGTAATCCTTTTGATGTTATGATTGGACACATAAGTAATATGTCCAGGGATATTGCATTTATGGAGCGCCTGGGCCCAAACCCTATGGCAACTAAAAACTTTATTAAGCAGACACTATTAAAAGAAAGCGTTGGAGACAGCAAGCTTGCTGATAGCGCCAGGGTAAGTAATAAAAAGGTTGATGAGCTTTACAACATCCTTCGAGGAACACACAACACACCAGTTCATGGCGTGTTTGCTACAACCCTAGCTGGCACTCGACAGTTATTGCAGTCAGCTCAACTAGGAGCTGCATCGATCTCAGCAATTACTGATGTAAACTTTCAACGTATAGCCAGGGCAATGAATGGCTTGCCTCAAACTGATACCTTACGAGATTATTTGAAAGCGTTATCTCCTTTAGGAGCAGAAGAAAAAGGTAGGCTGGCAATACGCCTGGGCCTTACAGCTGAAGGCTGGTCCTCGATCGCTTCAGCGCAAATGAGATACACAGGAGATATATCAGGACCAGAAGTTACCAGGAGAGTGGCTGATTTTGTAATGAGAGCCTCACTGTTATCACCAATGACACAGGCCGGGCGCTGGTCATTTGGCATGGAGCTCCTGGGAACGCTGGCTGATAACGTAGGTAAAACCATTGATGAGATCGATCCCAGGCTAAAACAATCCCTGGAACGATATGATATCGGATCTGACAAGTGGGATATTATCAGAACGACACCGCTTTATGAATATAAAGGCGCACAGTTTTTAAGAGCTGAAGATATAGAATTTAGGGCAGATTTAGATCCTCGATTGGCTAGAGACCTGGCAACTAACCTTATGGCTATGGTTGAGACAGAAACAAACTTTGCCGTTCCATCAACATCTGTTCGAGGCCGAGCTGCTTTAACTGGTGATGTTCCCCCAGGAACACTTGCCGGGGAAATGGTTCGATCGTTTGCAATGTATAAAAACTTTGGCGTTACCCTGGTAAATACTCATATTCTTAGATCAGCTGCTACGCCAGGCGCTTACGGAAAAGGTAAAGCATTTAGCAATCTTATTATAAGCACCACATTAATGGGGGCCCTGGCTTTACAGTTAAAAGAAATGTCCAAAGGTAGAGATCCTCGATCAATGGATGATGGGCAATTTTGGCTGGCTGCATTTCTCCAGGGCGGTGGGCTTGGTATATATGGAGACTTTTTGTTTGCAGATTTAAATCGTTTTGATCGTGGCCTGGCTGAAACGGTTGCTGGTCCTGTTGTGGGATTTGCCCAGGACGTCAGGCGGCTAACTGTCGGAAATATTATCGAGGCTATCCAGGGAGAAGATACAAACGCAGCAAGCGAGATGATTAACTTCGCAGCTCGATATACTCCAGGCGCATCAATTTGGTACGGAAGGCTGGCCCTGGAAAGAATGGTATTTGACCAGCTTAAATTATGGGCAGATCCAGACGCTGCAAAAAAGATCAGACGCTTGCAAAAAAAGTACAAAAGAGAATACGGACAGAGATTCTGGTGGGAGCCAGGTAAAACGGCACCGGAAAGGAGACCTGATTTTGGTAATGTTCTTGGAAATTAAATCAACATCTGGTATAACACTAGCAAATCAACGGAGTATATAGATGGCCGATATTCCTATTAACAATGTTCAGAGGCGTGTTCAGTTCACAGGTAACACGACAACTGGTCCTTTTGCATTTACTTTCAATATTTTAGCTGCTGCTGATATTGTTGCGTATAAAAATACCACGCTTCTGTCATTAACGTCAGACTATACAGTGTCTACAAACTCAAATGGCACCGGATCAATTACCCTGGCCTCTGCACTTGTGGCATCGGATGTTCTGACAATTATCGGTGCTAGGGCCCTGGAGCGCACTACAGACTTCGTAACAGCTGGTGATTTGCTTGCCTCGAGTTTAAATGAACAGCTGGACAGTATTGTGATTATGGCCCAGCAACTCGATGAGAAAATGGACCGGGCAATGAAGGTTGCAATCGGTGATGTTTTTGGTGACCTCGAGATCCCATCTAAAGCGGCCAGGCTCGGCACTGTTCTAGGCTTTAATGCAACAACAGGTAATCCCGAGGCTGGTCCACAGATTGCAGATGTTGGTACTCTTGCAGCAATTACAGCTGATATTACATCATTAGCTGACATCGAAGATGGCACAGTATCTACTGATGCTATATCAGGATTAAATGCTGTTAAAGCAAATGTTGTTACGGCTGCTGGTATAGCATCAAATATTACAACCGTAGCTGGAATAAGTTCTAATGTTACATCTGTAGCTGGAGTAGCTTCAAACGTAACGACCGTTGCTGGAATTGCTAGTAGCGTTACAGCAGCAGCAACTAATGAAACAAATATAAATACGGTAGGTTCGAATATAGCAAATGTAAATACAGTGGCTGGAATTTCAGCTGATGTTACTACAGTTGCTGGAGTTGCTAGTGATGTATCTGTAGTTGCAGATAACGCATTAGCTTTAGCCATTGCTTTAGGATAGGAGATAAAAATGGCAGATGACGCAACAGTCGTTTCACAGGTTACAGTGTTACCAGATGAGATAGCGCAAACTATTTCTACTACAACCACTATTAGCCCAGCGGACGCAAATGATAAATGGTACTACAAACTAACCAGTGTATCAAACTCAAGTACAGATTTGATGGCTGGTACTTTTATAGATTATGCAGCGGTGGATGATGACACTGCACCAACAGCAATACATACAGCAGATAAAGTTAAGTTTTTATATGTAAAGAATACTGACTCATCTAACGCTGTTTATATTGTAATAGATGGTGGGACAGCTTCAACTTCTGCTGGCGATGCGCTTTATGTAGGTGCTGGACAGGCTTTATCTATTCAAATTCCAAACACAACAGTAGCTGAAGTACACGCAATATCTAGTACAAGTACAGTTACTTGCATAGTGGCTGCATTACTTGATGACGTAGCATAGAGGTAACTCAAAATGGCTAATACATTCAAAAACTTTACAAGCAGTTCGGTGGGTACTAACGAAACGACTACCTACATTACTCCACTTGCAACGACCACAGTAACTATTGGTTTATCAATAGCTAATACAACTGCTAGTCAAATTAAGGTTACGGTTAAGGCTGCTGGTGTCCATGTAATAAAGGACGCTCCTATACCAGCATCTTCTGCTTTGTCAGTATTGGATGGTAAGATTATCCTGGAAGCTTCTGATTCGATAACTGTAACATCAGACACTGCGGCAAGTGCAGATGCAATTCTAAGTGTATTGGAGCAAACCTAATGGCTGGATATATAGGCGCACGTTCTCAGGCTGTATCATCTACATCAATAGCTAAAGCCCAAGACTTTACAGCTACTGATACTACGCCAGAAGTAACTATAGTAAATAACACCCATGAGGATACTGATGGTGGGCGTGAAGGTAAGGTTATTTTCAAAGGTCAACAGAGTGGCGGTGAGGAAAGTACACTAGCTGAGATAGAGGCAAATCATTCGGGGTCATCGGATGATGAAAAAGGCCAACTTGTTTTTAAAACTAATGATGGCAATGATGGCGCAACACCTACTGAAGCTATGAGAATAAACTCATTAGGTAACGTGGGTATTGGTACTGCTAGTGTAGATGTTTCAACACAAGCTGGTGGTTCTGGTTACAAAGCATTGCAGATTGAAAGTGATGAAGGTGGGCAGTTAAACTTTGACCACAATGATGCTGGAACAGGTTCTACTCTTGGGCAGATTAACTTTCAAAGGGCTGGTGAAGTTGTTGCTGAGATGGAGGGTGTTACGGATGGCGCAACGGATAATGGTAGATTAGCTTTTAGAACACAGCCTGACGGTGGTGCATTAACTGAGGCTATGAGAATAGACCATGATGGTAATCTGTTGGTTGGTAAAACCTCTTCTGGAGTTGCTAATGCAGGGGGAGAATTAAGAGATGGTGACAGTGATTATGCAGTTATAGGAACATCTAATGGTTACTCACCATTTATTTGCAATAGAAAAACAAGCGATGGTAATTTATTTGTTTTTCGTCAAGACAATTCCAATGAAGGAATTATATCTGTCTCAGGTTCAACAGTAACTTATGGAGGTTTTTCAGGTCAGCACGAAAGTTCTGGTATAGCAACAAACACACCAATAGGAACAGTAGTAAGCACAATAGATGAACTTGATACATATCCTGAGGGAACACCAAAAGAAGGGCAGACAAGAACAGACCACGCTAAAGTAATTGTTTCAAATACTGAAGGTGATAGTGCTGTCTATGGCGTGGTATCTCGTTTTGATGAATACGACAAAGTAATGGTGGCTTCTGTTGGCATTGGCTCTGTTAGAGTAACAGGTGCGTGTGCAAAGGGTGATTTACTAGAGAGCAATGGAGATGGCACAGCAAAAGTGCAGTCAGATGATGTTGTGAGAAGTAAGACAATAGGTAAAGTAACAATAGGAAATAGTAGCACAGACGTTAAATTAGTTTCTTGCGTACTATACTGTGGATAGGAGAAAATAATGGCTGGATATATTGGTGACATACCTGTTCCACAGGCTACCCAAACAAGGCAAAGTTTTACAGCTACTGCTAGTCAAACCTCGTTTCCTACGATTGGATATACTGCTGGGTTTATAGATGTCTATCTTAATGGTGTTAAAATATTAGATGGCGTAGATTACACAGCTACTAATGGCTCTGATGTTGTGCTTACCACAGGGGCAGCACTCAATGACATTATAGAAGTTACTATCTTTGATACTTTCACAACATCGAGTGGTACATTTACTGGCACTACAACTTTTGCAGATGGTGGAAATATTATCACAGCTACTGCTGGCACAGACAATGTAAGACTTGGTGAAAATGCTGGAGACAGTATTACTTCTGGTGGTAACTATAATGTTGCCATTGGTAAAGATGCTGGAACGGCATTGACCACTGGTGACAATAATGTAGCTGTAGGTTTTGAAGCTCTATCTACAGAAGATGCCAATGGTAACAGTACAGCCATAGGGTATAGAGCATTAAAAACTCAGAACGCTGGAGCAGAAGCTTATAACGTAGCTGTAGGTGTTGATGCAGGAACAGCAGTCACAACAGGCACAGAAAATACTTTAATTGGTGGTCGTGCAGGAGATGCTTTAACCGTTGGAACTATGAATGTAGCTCTTGGTGAAAGAGCATTATCAGCCGATACTAAAGGAAGCAAAACTGTTGCGATAGGTAAACAAACTTTAGCTACACAAAACTTTACTTCGGCTACAGATTCTTTCAATACAGCAGTAGGTCATAACGCAGGATATGCAGTTACAACAGGCGTATCTAATACTCTTATAGGTTCTTTAACAGGTGACGCTTTAACTGTAGGTGGACATAATGTTGCTATGGGTTATGAGGCGTTAAGCACTGATACACAAGGAAGTCATTCTACAGCAATAGGCAGACGAGCATTAAAAACACAAAATTTTACAAGCGCAACAGATAGCCATAATACTGCTATTGGTAACAATGCAGGACTTTCAATTACAACAGGCACGAGCAATACTTTAATAGGGTCACAAGCAGGGGATGCTTTAACAGTAGCACACTATAATGTTGCTGTAGGAGAGGGAGCATT